CGCAGCGCATAACCAACGTTACATTAAATCGCGCCGGGACCGCGAACCATCATCCCGACGCGATTAAACGTAACGTTACCGATTATGCGAAGCGCCTTATCTGTCCTGGTCCAGGTCTTCACAGCGTGAGCGCCAAGCCAGTTCATCCTCAACGAGCCGGTGCTGCGTGGTTAGCCAGTTGTACAGCTCGCGCAGCTCATCGTCAGTGTAGATCGCGAAGTCATCCATGTGATCACCACAGGTGCCCAGGTTTGCCACCACCAGCCTGGGTAATGGGTCTGGGCACGTATTGAGCCGTCTGCGGCATCTGGGCTGCGGGCACTCGCCCAGTTGCAGCAGACGTGCTGCTGCTGAACATCGAACCGGCTCCGGCTGACTGGTTTAGGTCGGGCCGCGTGTCATCGAACAGACCATTCTCGACAACCTGAAGGCAGAACTCAGCCGTGGTCGAAACACGGGTGATTTGCTGGCTGTAACACTGGCAAGTGTATTCCCGGCCGTCACGCGAGCCGACTGGAGAACCCTTTGTACGAGCGCGGTCGATCACGCGAGGATCATCGCTGGAAGCACAAACCAGCCGTGGGAAAGACTTCGGCTCGGTGAGCTTGTCATAGCGAGGGGCTGAGCTGGGAACGTCATCAAGGCGCGGGACGAACGTGTCCAGGTACTGCTGCCGGGTGAGTGGCTGACCGAGACCGAACGAATTTGACACGGTGTCCAGCGGGTTGAGCGAAAGACCAGGGCTAGCGGCAGGCGGTTGAACAGGCAGCACGTCAGAAACAACAACGTCAGGCTCTGAATCAGCAGGAACGTAGGTGTACCAGACCCAACCAAGGCAAGCGCCGATAACAGCAACACAGGCAGGTATGTACCAAACATAGTTGGGAAGCTTGAACTTGTGAGTGTGAACCGTGGCAGACCGATAGACGCCGAAATACTTCGGATCGAGCTTGATGCGTCGCTCCTGGGCAAGCTTGAAGTTACTGCGCTTCTCGGGACTATCAATGCAAAACTCGTATTCATGACGGAGAAGCCGCTTGCCGCCATAGGGGCGGTACATGTTGATGTGCTTGCCGACCAGCTTGCGAACGTGGCTCATGACAAGCGACGGGTGCTGCGTAATCAGGTAAATATCGAAGCCCTGGTGCCGGTGGGTTTCGAAGCGGGCAACCTTTTCAGGGCGGGCTTTGCGGCCATCCTGGGCACCGAAAACGCGCTGGGCTTCGTCAATGACAATAATCGAGCCATCAGGCAGGTTGAACCACTCGTCAGGCGTATCAAACTCAACCCAATTGCATTTGAGTTTGGTGACGTCGAGATCGGGAATCCCGTAGTAGTAGACCGTGCGAAGTTCCTTGCCGGGGTTCTTCGGGTCGGGACCATGTTCAAGCTCGATTTCACGGATAGTGTTGAGCGTTTTGCCTGATCCTGGCAGACCGGTGCGCAAATAGAGCATTAGAGCCTCCCTCCCCAACGTATGGCGGATTTGGTGCCAGTGGCCTTATCCATTCCCCACAGAACAGCGCGGGCAACGTAGGCAGAAAAAAGGATGTTGATGCACACATCGAGCTTGAGGAGGCCGATGAGCTGTATCCACTCGGTGGGCATCGACATGAGGTGTGTGAAGACGTACTCGCGGGCCTGCTCCATGAGCAGGTGAACACCGGTATAGGTGACTCCAATGAAGCCGAGGCCCTTGAGGAGCTTCCAACCAAGCGGGATAACCGCAACGCCCAGGAGCCGGAAGAACAGTTGAATAATCAGGTGCATTAGGCCATCCCCCCGGCAACGATTTCAGCGGCTCGACGCATAGCGAAGGCGACCATCAAATAAGAGAACCAAGAGGCGTATTTGCAGAGTTCAGCCATAACAGTGCCGAAATCGACGGACTTCGTGACGCCCTGAATCGTGAAAGTGATCGGTGGAAGAACGGGGCAGGAACCGCCGATAGTGGAACTTGTATCTATCATGCCGGTAAGGTCGAAATTGCCCCTCTCCCCTTCACCAAATGGCTTGAACTCAGAACCTTCAAAACCGGCTCCAACTTCAGCAGCGAGTTTTTCGCCATCAACTTCCTGGAATTCCTGGTCGGCACAACGCTGTTTGTGGGTTTGGGCGAGAATTGCGCATTGAATGGCGTCACCAGTGCAAACGGGAGGCGCATCGCAGTTATTACCGCCAGTGACTCTGGATTCGGACTCCTCCTGTTCCTGTTCATCTTCCTGGGACTTGCCGTCACCAGCCTTACACTCGGAGCCAGTACAGGTAGACGAACTACCACCATCAGTGCCATCAGCATTGGTTTTGTTGTTGCTGACGTTGGTAGTTGTGGTGGTTTTGCAGGAATCGACACCAGAACAGATCGTCTTGTTAGTTGTGGTCGTGGTTTCCGTTTCCTTGGAGCCATCGGGATTGGTGGTCTCTTTAACGTCAGTCTTGACCTCTGTTTCGGTTAGCTTTGGAGCGGGGCTGTTAGGAACACAAACAGCCTTACCGTCAACTTGGCCGAAATCACAATCCATATTACCGGGATCGGTATAGCTCTGGGTTGCGGTGCAACTGTAAGTATATGTCTGGCAGTTGCCGGACTCGTCGACCGTCAAGCAAACTTTGTTTGTGCATTTGTTTTCTTTATCAGAAACGGGTTTATTGTCACTTGGCTGGGCAACCTCTGTTAAACCGGCCTCGCAAGTAACGCCGTCGCCGAAATATGAAAACTTGATCCAGGCACCGGTAGGACTGTTGCTGACAAAGCGATAAGCCTTGCCATCTAGTTCAGGGTCAGAATATGAACAGGAGCCAGAGCAGACACTTGGCGGCGGGGGAGTATAAGGAATAGTTCCTAAGATTATTTCGCCAAGCTTGTGCTCATGAGTGATCTTATTGCCGGTGGTGGGTAGGCATTTATCTTGTTCAGGTGCTGAACACTCACCTGTTTGAGGGTTGTATTGTTTTGATGGGTCTGAGCACGACTCCCCGTAGCGAACAAGGGACCTAGTTTCGTCGGCGGGAATCCATTGACCATTTGACCAACTGCCAAACTTCACCTCAAAGATGCAAGTACCTGCAGACCCGGAAATAGAAATACGGGGCTTGCTGCGCTGGTCAGGCAAAAGAGCAACAAAGCGCGTACATAGCGCAAGAGGTGATGGGTCGAGCCCTAAGCCAGAACCGGGGATTTCCCATAGATATTGGGATGCACTAGCGGGAGAATGCCAAAGCAGCAAAGCCGCCAATAACGACCAAATAAGCCCAGTTGTTCGGGTCTGACCAAAACATTTTGATTTCTCCATAGTTACAAACTCCGGGCAAAAAAAAGGCGTGCACGGCGGAGGCCGGCACGCCGGGGGTGACGATTAAGAACCGGCGCGGCGGGTCTTGATCAGAACACCGACCAGGATGACGAAAGCCATCATGGCGAGGCCGATAGCAACAGCCGCGGTGCTGCCCTCGGCGATCTGGGCGATAGGCTCGGCGGTGTCGATCGGTACAGCAGCGGCGAAAGTGAGCGCCGAAGCGGACAGAGCAGCGACACCGAGAGCAGCGCGCGAACCGAACTTACGAACTTGAGTCATGTATTTCATTTGGTGTTACTCCTTTAGGCTAAGCGTCTGAGCTTCACGAGGACGAAGATCAGAACGAAGAAGGTGATCAGACTGCTGGTTAGTTGTGCTTTCTGTTCACCGGTCATTTGCGCAAACGGTATGTTGCGCACTTCTTCGAGCGTCATAGTCGATGGTGTTCCCTGGCAGTCGAAATAGCCCTGTTCGGTTCTAAACCACGTTCCATCACACACGATGAATTCCATTTAACCCCCCTGCCCCCGCTTGCAGGCGAGCTGCAAGAGGGGGCATTGCTGTTTAGCTGGCAACAGAAGTCGGACGAGCTTGTACGCGCTGAACTGGTACAGGCAGTCCGTCATCAGAGAGCCAGAGGTCCATGCCGAAAGCGGTGCCGGTTTTGGACTTCCAGGCTTTGGCATATACCGGGACGGAAACTTGTTTTCCGATGTAGGGCTTATAAGCGTTCTCAATGCCTGCATCGAGTTGGCGTTTGGAGACTTTCAGGCCAACTGATTGTTCGGTTTCTTGGCCGAACTGGTCTTTTCCAGGTGCAGTAAGCACCAAGTAATGTTCGATGATGCCATTCATCTTTTCTTTCGACGCGATGCCCTTGCACAGGCCCATTTGTACCAGCATGGTATTTACCTCGGTTATGAACGGGCCCAGCGCCCGAGAAAGTGAATTGCCAACAGTCCGCACATAGTGACGACCAGGACGTTTATGGTTGCAGCGATCATGCAGCCTCCACCGATGGCTCAACGTACCAACCAGGACGTTGAGCGCCGAAGTCAACTTGCAGAAAGCGCAAGATCGGAATGACGTTGTTTTTCTGATCGTCCATCTTCAGCTTCTGAAGTGCAGCCTTTGAAAGTCCGCATTCGCAAATCTGGTCAACATGCCGGTAGAAGGTCGCACGGGACATAGAGTCCATGGTTTCCTGCCACCCGTAATCCTTGATGCTGCGGTATGTGCGAAACAGATTGAGAGCAACTGTCTCCTTAGCAGGTCCAGGCACAAATACAGACGGGATAGTCGCGCCAGTCACCTTATCTATCTTGGCCTTGGTCCACCGACCGCCCGGTTTGGTGAACTTTGCTTTAAGTGCGGCCAGCACTTTTTCGTCATTAATTACTCGCATGGAGATACCTTCAAAGGCCGCAAACAGTTCTTTAGTTACTTGTTCCCAACACCACTGAATAAAACAACTCCCCTGCTCTTCCAGTCGTTCCTGGTAGTCGCAAAGGGCCCATAGATTCGTCGGGATGTTTCTGCGTTCGAGCCAGCGGTGCATAACAGTGGCTTCGAGACGAAGAAGGTTTTCGGCCCACTCTTGGAGCGCGGGGTTCTGGAGAACCGCGAGCAGCCGGTGGGCTGCGAACGCTTGGGAGGGAACGAAATTAGCGCCGCCGTAGGCTCTGGCAGCCTTGATGGCGTCATCGAGTTGGCGGCGAAACTCAGGCCCCTTGAGATACGCCTTGAGCTTGCGCAGGCGGGTTTCCTTGGAGCCCCAATAAGCAGTGGTTTCGTAGTCGTCACCACGGTTACGGGTCTGGCCGTTGCTAACGCCGCGAAGTGCCTGGACGAGCTGTAGAGCGGTGCGCTGATCGGGCAGGCGGGCGGAATAGGTGCAGTCGATCCCGTAGACCTCAGCGGCCTGCCAGTCCAGCAAAGCCCAGAGCTTCGGGTAGGAGCCGGCGAGCCACTTCAGCATGACCTCCCCGCCCTTGCGGATCGAGGTAGGCCCGAAAACGTTGTGCCCCTGGAGCAGCTTCGCCGGGCTGGCTTTCAGCTCAACACCGGGCTGTATGCGCTTGCCGAGCGACTGATGGAACACCTTGAAGGCGAGCGGCGTGAAGCCGGTAGACAGGCTTTCCCAGGCGTGACTGATGTCCTCGACCTGATAACCACCCTTCCCGTCTGAAAGCACGCTGGTAGCACGAAGCGGAACACCGAGCGCTTCCAGATCAACGACCAGCAGCTCATTGCCACGCTTACCGGTACTGGTAGCGATGGCATCGACCCGAAACGGCACGAAGAGGTGGATTTTGTCGAGCACAGTGAAATCCCTGTCAATATCGGTATGCCGATACAATGTTGGCGGGATAATAAGACTGCGAGAAGACGGAATGCAACCCCTTTTGTATTGGTTAACCGGAACTGTACGGAACCACAGTGCCTAG